ATTCCAACCATTGCCAAAAGGTGTGCCACTAAACGCAAAATTAATTGGCAAAACGCCTGAAGGCAAAGACGTTTATGAGGCAAATGGTAAAAAGTATGTGGGGGAATAATGGCTGAATACACTGGTGAAGTAATTTACGAAAAACCACAAGCTCGCGTTAAACCTGCAGTTAACCCCGCATTGGTTAATGCGTTAGTGCCGCCTGTTTCCACTCCTGTTACGCCTATGGGCGGAACTCCTAATATTCCTTTGTCACCGCAAGATCAAAGGGCGTTTAATTTATCTCAAATTAACAGAAATGCGGCGGCGCAAATCGAAGCGGAAAAAATAAAACCTATTCCGGAAAAAACAAATGCCTCAGTTCTTGAAAATCATCAATCTTTAAATAAGTTAGATGATGCGCTTGAATTACTAGAATCCAACAAAAATGCCATAGGCTTAAAAGGCAATTTGGGACAATTTCTTTTAAATAATTTAGACTCCCAAGGAATTGATACACGAGCTGCAATTTCTGACATTGGTTCAATTGTTTTGCATGATCGAAGTGGCGCAAATGTAACCGTTGGTGAATCGCCTCGGCTTATGCCTTTTATACCCTCTCCAACGGATACTTATGAGGCGGCAAAAAATAAATTGACAAGAATGCGTAAATACGCCAGTGAAGAACAAGATGCTTTAAAGGCCACTTATAGTAAAGAACAAGGTTTTAAAGATTTCCCTGTTTTACCTGCTAGGGTTGGCATAAATAAACCGCCAGTAGGCGCACCACCGGAAGCAAAAAAAGCGCCGGATGGTAAATGGTATTCGCCTGATCCTACACGCGCTGGCAAATACATTCAGTGGGGGGATTGATATGGCTGGCAAACCTGTTGAACATGATCCCTTTGCCAAGCAATCAGGCGGCATACCAGTTGAACATGATCCATTTGCGCCCAAAAAACGGTCATGGATGGATGTAGCTGGCGAGTCGTTTTCAAGTATTCCCCAAAGTGCTGCCGCATTAGCAGGCATGGTCTATGACGCAGCAACCGATCCGCTTCAAGTTGCAAGGGGCATGGGGCAAATGGTAGTTGGCGGCGCACAAAAATTGATGGGTGATCCCTATTTTGAAAGTGATAGCGCAAAAGCCGTGCGTATGCAAGGCATTGAAACATTAAGCGCCGGAGGAGATTATTTAAAAAATCGATTTGGTAGTGAAGAAGCAATTAAAAACACATTAGCTACCGATCCTGTGGGCGCTGCGGCTGATTTATCTTTGTTGTTTACTGGTGGCGGTTCTTTAGCGGCAAGAATGCCTATGTTGACAAGAGCTGCGCCTGTATTAAGAAAAGCGGCAAGCATAACTGATCCAATAAATTTAGCGGGTAAAGCGGTAGGCAAAACTTATGATTTGGCAGGCGCTTTGGTTAAATCAGGCCTTGGAATGAAGGCAGGTGTCGGAACAGAAGCAATTGAGCAAGCAACACAAGCAGGTCGCCAAGGGAATACATCATTTTTAGAAAATATGCGTGGTGATGTACCGATGAGCAATGTGCTTGATGATGCACAAGCCAATCTTGCTCAAATGAATTTGAATAAGCAAAAAGATTATCGATCAGGCATGGTTAACATTAAGAACGATAAATCTGTGCTTGACTTTAAAGGCATTGATCAATCCTTACAAAATGCTCAAAGCCAAGTGTCCTATAAAGGGAAAATTATAGATAAAGTTGCGGTTGAAACTGTTGAAAAAATGCGAGCCAAAATTGATGATTGGAAAAACTCTGATCCTGCCGAATACCATACGCCCGAAGGTCTTGACAAGTTAAAACAAAGTCTTTGGGAAGATTTTGGCAAACTAGGCAAAGACGAAAAATTAGCTTATTCCGCTGGCAAGCAAATTTATGATTCTGTCAAAACCGAAATTAGTAAACAAGCGCCTACTTACGCAAAGGTGATGAAAGAATATAGCGATGCAAGCGAGTTGACCAAAGAAATTGAACGAGCTTTGTCGCTTGGACAAACCGCATCTGCTGACACGGCAATGCGTAAACTTCAATCTTTGATGCGTAACAACGTAAATACAAACTACGGTCAAAGACTTAACCTTGCCCAACAGTTAGAAAGCGCTGGCGGCAGGGATTTAATGCCTGCATTAGCTGGTCAAGCGCTAAGCAGTAAATTGCCAAGAGGTTTGCAAAGCGCCGCTAATATTCCATCTGCTTATATGGCGTATGGGGTTGGTGGCGCTCCTTTGGCAACGCTTGATTTGTTGGCATCATCACCTAGATTAGCAGGCGAGGCATCATATAAATACGGTCAGCTTGCAAATGCCTTAACACAAGGTGGTCAAGCGGTTTCTAAAGCCATACCTATGACAGCAAAACAAGCTAGATTAGCGGCTCTTTTAGGTTCACAATCTAATCCATACGCAATTGGAGAACAGCAATGAGTTACACCCGATGGACACCACTTTTTATTTTAGAAATATGAGACTGATGAACACCAAACCGCAAAGCCAAAACGGATTGTTTTTCTGTGCTGGCGCGGATTATGGCAACATCGTCATCCGTCAATCTGCCATTCCAATGATCAGTTCCATAGTTATGTCTGCGCTTTATTGCTGCGTCCAAATTGTTTTCCGCTGTTGTGCCTATTTGAAGATGGTCGGGGTTTACGCATGGCGGGTTATCGCATTTGTGCATAATTATTTTGCCATCAGGTATTTGACCTACATAAAGCGCATAAGCATATCGATGCGCTCTAACGGTTTTGCCGCCAGCAATCATAAAAATGCCATAACCGTATTCATTTTTAGTCCCTTTCCAAACCCAGCATTTGTCAATTTTTTGAATTTTTGCTTCAAACGCTTGTTGTTCTGTAATGCCCAAATATTGATACAAGGTCTTAGAATACCAAGCAGATGTGTAGTGTTTTCTGCAAAGTTGGCGAGCCACAGATGGTTTGGCACAAATCACACACGGAATAATCTTGTTTACTTGATGGCCCATAAATCCTCTTGTAAAAATCCTAGTATATTCCCTTTTCATGGAGTAGGCAATGTCTTATAATGGTTCAGGCACATTTCAGATTAACTCCACCGGTCAGCCGGTTGTTGGTGGCACGATTATTAGTTCGTCTACCTTTAACGCACTAACGGCAGACTTAGCCACAGGACTGACTACAGCCATAACAAAGGACGGTCAGACCACTACAACGGCTCGGATACCCTTTGCCCAAGGGATTACCTCTACGCTGGTTACAGATGCTTCTAGCACAACTACAGGCTCAATCATTACGGCGGGTGGCGTAGGCATTGCCAAAAAACTTTACGTTGGCACAGACGCTAACATTGCGGGAAATACGGCAATTACTGGAACTTTAGGGGTCACTGGAGTAGCGACATTTAGTGCTACGCCTATTTACTCAAGTTTGACGGCTTCTAGTGCTGTTGCTACGGATGCGTCTAAAAATTTGGTGAGTGTGACAAACACCGGCACAGGCTCAAACGTACTAGCAACAAGTCCAATATTAGTTACACCTAATTTGGGAACACCCACAACTTTAGTTTTGACTAGCGCAACAGGTTTACCTCTTACTACAGGGGTCACGGGCAATCTACCTGTCACTAATTTAAATTCAGGGACTTCTGCTAGTGCGTCAACATTTTGGCGTGGTGATGGTTCATGGAGCGCCCCTAGTGGTGGTTCAATAATCTTTCTTTCTACTGTTACCGCAAGCAACGCAGCTACAGCAGACATTGAGACAACATTTAATAGCACTTACGATGTTTATATGTTAGTTGGTTCAGGAATTTTTGCTCAAACGACTACTGGTCAAATGAGCGCAAAAATGAAAATTGGTGGGAGTTATGCTGCATCAGATTACGATTTCAGCATCACAATACCTACTTCAGGAGCAAGTACTTACAGCGGAATTGGTGGCGAAGCACAAACATCAATAAATATGCATACTGTTGCAACAAATGCATCAGGTGAAACTTACAGTTTTACGATGTACATTCCTCAACCCGCTAGTACAACTCTTTTTAAACAGGTTTACTGGACGGGTGTAGGCTCTAGGGCTACAAACATGGGGCAAAAAAATGGGGCCGCACACAATCGCTCTACCTCGGCGTTAACTGGAATTCAATTTTTTATGGCTTCTGGAAATATCAACGGGACATTCCGTCTTTACGGCATTAAAAATTCATAAGGACAAATCATGCCAAATTATCACGCAACATCAGAGGGCAATGTCCCATTCACAGCTGAAGAGGAAATAGCATGGGCGGCAGAACAAGCAGCTTGGGCGGCTGGCGAAAGTGACCGCAAGGCAGCAGAGGT